ATTGGTACCATGCTGCCCCCATTAGCATTGACTCCTAATGATAAAGGCAAGACATCAATTAAAATAACAGGATCAATGTCATTGTTTTTAAACACCATTGCAGCACCAATACTTACAGTTTTGTCTGGGTCTAAAGTATTGCAGATTTCTTTGCATGTTTCCCGGCACACGTCTACGAATTTGGGAATACGAGTTGTTCCTCCAACTAGAATAATACGCAAGGGGGAAACTGAAATTTTGGAAAGCATTTCTTTCAAATTTTGAAAAAACTGCTTATTCAAGTCTTCAAACAAAGATCTTGATACCTTGAATGATAAATCAAGCTCTTCCAAGTAAATAGTGCTTTGTTTACAAAAACTTAGCTCTTTCTTGACTTTTTCACACTGCATTTTCAAGGCATCCTTTGTTCTTGGTTTGGTTTGCAAACCAAATTTTTCATAAACAAACTTGAAAAGTGTATTAGTCAAATCCTCTCCTCCTAAAAAGTTGTTACCAACTACCTCTTTTGCTTCCAATATATTATTCTCATTATCTATAGAAATTACTGACAAGTCAGTCGTTCCACCCCCACAATCAATAACCAATATAGTTTCAATTTGGTTGGTCGGTATAGTCTGGTATGCCAAACAAGCAGCGGAGGGTTCACTCATTACCTTTAAAACATTGAATCCGGCCTTTGTTGCACATGCCATCATTGTTTTTTTTTGAAAATCTGAAAAATGGATCGGTACCGTTATGACGGCTTTCAAGCTTTGAGGTGATTGCATTATCTCTTGTGCCTTGTTATATAAGTGTTTGTAAAACATTTCCACTAAAGTATTGACGGAAAAACGTTTTCCCGATTTCATAACGAAGCAACACAAGCCCGTCGTATCATCTTTTTCTATTGAAGTCGTGTTTGTATTAAAACACTCTTGCAACAAAGCATTATTTTGATAATCTTTATAAAAAACACCTATTAATCGTTTGAAATTGCTACATCGTTCACTTGAATTGTAAAATTCGCCAAAGATAACTTGATCATCTACAAAGGAAATACATGTTGGTGCAAAGTATAAGCACTTTGGAATATCCTTGTCTATTATAGTAACACAACTATTTGTCGTACCTAAATCAACTCCTACTACAGCAAGTGACATGTCTTTTTTAATTTCCTTTAAAAAAAATAAAGGAGATAAACCTATTATCCAATTGTTAAAAAAAGTTGATTTAAAAGTTCTGATATAAACTTTCAAAAGTCAAAAGTATCTCAAATCATGCCTTTGAATTTAATTGCTTGTGTGTATCAGTACAAAGGAAGATTGGCAATTGGGAAACGTAATGATTTGCTTTTCAACTTGAAAGAAGATATGAAATATTTTCAGCGGTTGACTTCAACTTCAGGAATCGGTACTTTGAAAAACGTTGTAGTGATGGGACGAAAAACGTGGTTCTCGATACCAAAAGAGAAACGTCCATTAAAAGAACGATTAAATATCGTATTAACAAATGACAAAAATTTACACAAGGTGTCTCCTTACCCAAGTTTTTTGAGTAGAAATATTTTGAACCGTCCATTTGACAAGAACGTTTATTTTATGACGTATACTCAATTCTTGGATTTCTACAAGAGAACAAATGCAAACGTTTTCATCATCGGCGGGGCACAAATTTACAACATGTTTTTGTCAAATGCGTTTCTTAAACCAAACAAATTGTATATAACAGAGGTGACTGACTCTAACCCAATGGATGAACCTCCAGATACCTTTATAGATAATTTTGATGCAAGCTATAAACTTTTAAGTGTATCTGAAAAGCATCAAAACCAAACTTTATCTTTTAGATTTTTAACATATATTAGAAACCCATCTGGGACAACCGACGAATGTGAGTATTTGAATTTGTGCAAGCATGTTCTAAACTACGGAAATGATAGACCTGATCGTACTCAAGTGGGAACAAAAAGCTCCTTTGGTCATCAACTTAAATTTGATATCTCATCTACTATTCCATTGTTAACAACCAAAAAAGTTCCTTGGAAACATTGCATTGAAGAGTTGCTGTGGTTTTTGAGAGGAGATACTGATGCTAAATTGTTACAAAACAAAAAAATCAAAATATGGGATGGGAACACATCAAGAGATTACCTGGATAGTCACAACTTGCATCATTATGAAGAAGGAATCTTGGGTCCAGGGTATGGGTGGCAATGGAGATTTTTTGGTGCGAAATACTCTCAAGCCTTTGCAAACACTCATGGATTGGAAAAAGATAAGATCGGAGGAACGGATCAAATTGCAAATGTTATTCATTTGTTGAAAACAGACCCCTATAATAGACGCATACTTGTTTCCGCATGGAATCCCAATCAACTTGACGAAATGGCCCTCCCCCCTTGTCATTTTGCATTTCAGTTTTATGTGGAAAAACGCAATGGGGCCAATTATTTGAGTTGTCATTTAATGCAACGATCACAGGATGAGTTTTTAGGAAGTCCTTTTAATATTTTTAGCTACAGCGTGTTGACATATATTCTAGCTTTGAAATGCGACATGCAACCGGATAAATTAATCATGAGCATTGGTGATGCGCATGTTTACAAAAATCATATTAAACCCATGGAGCAACAACTTGAAAGACCACTTCGTCCATTGCCCAAGTTGATTTTGAACCCAAGCATTAAACATAAAGAGTTTGAGGACATCACAATTGATGACTTTGACCTTGTTGGATACATGCCACATAATGCTATCAAGGCTCCTATGGCAATTTAAAGTAAAATTGGTTTTTTTAGTGTAATAATTGTCATTATTGTAAATGTTGTAAGTATTGTAAGTATCTTAGGCATTGAATGAAAGTATTGGTTGTTGACGATGATGCCATAACAAGGTTTATTCTCAAAACAATCTTAGAAAAAAATGGATATACAGTCCAAACTGCATCAAATGGATTCATTGCCTTGCAACAATGCAAGTTGTGTAATTTCGATTTCGTTTTATTAGATTTGCATATGCCTGGATTGAGTGGTTTAGATACAGCATACGAATTGAAAATGAATGCTGAATATTCATTCAACGGAAAAATTATTGCGATAACAGGGGACGATGACTTTAAAAATGATTATTTCGATAAAATCTTACACAAGCCTATTTTTGCAAATATCCTACTTGACACGTTAAATGCACACACCTTTTCTTAAAAAATTGAAATTATTTAAAGAAATAGAAATTACACACACAACAAATATTCAATTTCAACAAGCAACAATGACCAATCAACTTTTCAATTTTGGAGAAAACAACATTGCAAAGCTCAAAGAGTTTTTGGAAATTAAAAACAAAAAGTCTGAGAGCCTTGAATTTGAGATCCGACTCGGGTCTTTTCAATATGATAAAAATACAAAGCGCAGCAACTTTATTGCTGGATGTGAGATTGATTTCTTTTACAAGTTGATGTCATCGTTTGACCGCAAAGGATTTGCAAAAGAAATAAAAAATACAAATGAAAAAATATATTCACATATGAATGGAAGTTTAAAAGTGACAACTGAAAATGACCCGATTGAGAATGGTTCAATTGAAAAAGAAACTCAAACCTACATGATGAAAAACATGTATAAAAAGCATTTTGATGTATACGATTATGATTTGAGACTTTCATTGGCATCAGAGGAGACATTTGATAGTGAAAAGGCAATAGAGATCATTTCGAATCAAGAAAGTGTGTGTGAGCGAAACAAAGAACGTACGTCGTTCTTTTTCCCTTGTGGTAGAGTGGATTTTACAATTGTCAACTACCCCCAAAACCCCAAAGAAACAATATATGAACTGGAATTCGAAGTGTTTGAAAAGGCCACTTTACCAGATGTTGTTAATATGATAACAATGCTTTTGCAAACTAGACAAGATAGTTTTTATGTGATAACGAATTTTCAAAAACGTAATATTATTATGCAATACAAAAAGCTATTAAATTTAAAGCACTCAGTTTTTGTTGGTGCACAACCAGAGACGCTTCAGAAAAATAAAATTTCAAATTTGTACAAGCAAGTTTATTCTGTTACGGATAAAGCCGATGGAGATCGTTGTTTCATGCATATTGATGACAAGGGGCATGTAGCTTTTCTTGATGCAAATATTGACAAGATTTGGATGTCAAATTTGAAATCATCTGAATTTAGCAATTGTATTATCGATGGAGAAAGGATTAATCATAATGGTCGGATTTTATTTATGGCTTTTGATATTCTTGTGATTAACAACAAAGACATTAGAGGAAACAATGACTATTTTTTACAACAGAGGCTGTTGCTTCTTGAGAAAATTATCAAAACAATTCCAGAAAGCAGTATGTATTCTGCAAAAATGAAAACATTCTACTTTGTCAATGTCTTTTTAGGCTCTCAGATTATTTTAGAAACAATAAATGATAAGCCTTACAAAAATGATGGATTAATTTTCACACCCATGAATGAGCCCTATCCATTAATGCGCAAGTGGAGCAACTTGCTCAAATGGAAGCCGGCATCCTTAAACACGATTGATTTTTATGCTGTTCGTGAAAACGACGGCATGTGGAAATTATACGTGCAACACACTGTACCGTCACCCGCAGATTCGCACCATCAACAAAGCGAATTGGTTTTATTTGACATTCAAAAACTATGCAAGAACATTCCTCCTGTAGATGTCATGACATTTCAAACAAGTATGCCTGATAATGCTATAGATCCTTCTACTGGATACCCATTTAAAACAAACACAGTGATTGAATTTAAATGGGAAAACTTCAAGTTTGTTCCATTAAAAACAAGATGGGACAAAACAGCAAACCCTAGAAAACATGGAAACTTTAGCGCTGTTGCTTTGGATGTGTGGAACAATATCCATAATCCTATTGAACAGGATTTGCTTTTTAAATTCTCAGTTGGCTCAAACAAAGAAGATCAATATTTTGACAAAATGAGAAAATTTCACAACAAAGTCAAAGAGTATATGTATTCAAAATACACAAAAAATTGTGAAAGTATGTTAGAGTTATGCTCTGGAAGAGGCGGTGATATGCACAAATGGGTTCATAATAATATCCATAACATTGTTGGTTATGATATTTCTGAACGCAATATCGCGGAATGCCAGAGAAGATGGGGTGAGTTAAAGGCAAAGCACGAACTACAGTTTAATTATTCATTTCATAAATTAGACTTGTGTTCAAACAAAGCTCTTGGAAAAATTTATGAGCAATCTCCAAATCGTTTCAATGCAGTATCATGCCAATTTGGTATACATTACTTTTTTGGTAGTGATGATACTATTAGCAATATTATAAACATATTAGACGCAACACTTGAACCAGATGGATACTTTATGATCACTTTTATGGATAACAAATGCATCGATGAGCTTTTGCATGAAAAATCTGTTTATTTTAACGAATCAAACAATGAAATTCAATACATGATCAAACGAAATTTTAATCAAATCAAGATTATTCTCAATGGAAATAGTATTTTGAGCGAAGGGTCGAATGAATATATAATCGATTTTGATGCATTTTGTAATTTGATGAATGCAAAGGGATATCGTGTTGTAGAAACAGAACTGTTCAAAAACTTGCCTCCATCAAACTTTCCAGAACTCAATAATTTAAAAGAGTTTGAAAAAGACATTTCCTTTTTAAATAGATATTGCATTTTCCAAAAATCTACTTCTCAATGTACCATTCCCGTGTTAGATGTCGTGGTTCAGCCTTGTCAAAATGTACTGCCAAAACAACCGGAAATGATTGACATCCAACAAAAAAATCTTGCATTCTTCAAATTATCTACAAAATACGATGTCATTGATATCATCAACTGTATAAAATACAAATGCTATAAACAAATGATTGATAATAAAGAAATAGAATCATACGATGATATTGCTAATATTTTTCAAGAATTTGCTCTAGACTTTTCTCCAAAATATATTACAAACCCGTTGAACATCAATGAATACGAATCAAGAAATGAACACATGTATTTTACAAATTATAAACATGTCGTGGAAAAAAGGTCTGACGAACAAAGTGAACCTCAACAACAAGAATACACAAATTGGTACGTGATTATGCACAATAATACTTTGCTGTTTTCTAAAAATGCGTTTCAAGAAAATGAAAATACCCTCCCAATCGAAAATTTAACCATTTCAAGTGACAAACGTGACGAACATGACAAACGTGAAGAAAGTATTTTAACTGAAAATTTGACCAACAAAGATGTTGTCGAAAATTTGACCAACAAAGATGTTGTCGAAAATTTGACCAACAAAGATGTTGTCGAAAATTTGACCAACAAAGATATTGTCGAAAATTTGACCAACAAAGATGTTGTCGAAAATTTGACCAACAAAGATGTTGTCAATGAAAGTAACGAAAAACAAGTTTCAATTGAATTGCTTTTGAATGGCAAAATTACCATAAAAACGCTCAAACCCTTGCTTGCAAAGTATGGGCTTCGTTGTGATGGAAAAAAAGAAGAAATGAAAGAACGACTTGTAAATTACTTGACAAATCAAAATAAAACTGAATTAGTTTAAAGACACTGAACATTAACGAATAAATTGAAGCGAATATGAAATTCAAGTTAAATTCTGACGGTAATTCTGATGGTAATTCTGATGGTATACAATGGAATGTAACTATAACAAAACAAAAAACGCCACAACTACCTGATCCATGTTTTGGATATGATGAAAAGCTAAATTTGTTTAGAAATCGTATAGATAATATTGATTCAGAAATATGGAAAAAGGTGCGTTTATACATTAACGAGTATGATTTCCTTGTCAAAGATCCCATCATCAATAGAGCATTCTACAAGTATTGGGAAATCATTAACGAGTTTGATTTGTTTGAAGAATATACAGAGAAAGATCTTGTTTTGCACACTGCTGAAGCACCTGGTGGGTTTGTACAAGGAAGCAATATTTACCTACAAATAGAGCATTCTATTCCTACAAAGCCTGAGGCATCCGGAAAAGTAGTTGATAAGGATGGATTTACTGTAGTTACAAAGAAAAAAAAGACGAAACAAGATTATAAAATCTTTACTATATCCTTGAATAAAGATCTTCCAGAGTACAAATCTTACAATCTTCCTTCCTATAATAAAAATATTATCAACAAGCATGTTTGCATTACGTATGGAAAAGACAATACAGGGGACATTAATAATTGGCAAAATATTGAACATATTCAAAGAATTGCAAAAAAACCGTTTTTTCTAATTACGGCAGATGGTGGTTTTGATGAGGGTACAGATTTCAATAACAAGGAACAACTTCATTACAACCTAATTCTAAGCGAAATATATTTAGCACTAAAACTTGGTCAACATAACAGTCATTTTGTTCTCAAAGTCTTCGATATCTTTACAGAAACTAGTATCCATTTACTTTATCTTTTAACATTGTGTTATTCCGAAGTGTTTGTTTATAAGCCCAAAACAAGTCGTCCAACAAACTCTGAGAAATATATTATTTGCAAGTATTTGAACATGTCAGAAACCAATAAATCACATATTTTATCTGTTTTAGGTCATCTTAATAAATCTATAGCATCCTTGCAATCCAAGTATATTGCATTTACCTTGTTTGATGATGTACCAGATGCTTTTCTTGATAATGTAAAGAAAACAAATACAGTATTGCTGAATAAGCAATGCGCGTTTTTATCTTATGCCGTTGAACTATGTGAAAGCAGCGAGTTTTTAAGCAAATATGAAGAAAAACTTCTTGAAAGTATTGAAAAAAGAAAGCGCGTCTTTAATGAATGGGAAGAAACCTATAACTTGCATTCATATGTCTAACAATGTGTCTAACAATGTGTCTAACAATAAGTAAATATTTACTTTCAAACTGAAGTTTCAAAGTGAAGTTTGGACACAATTTTCATGTAGTAATAAAATTGAAAGCAGTTCATGAAAAAAAACAATACAAGCAATGAAATGATTACAAAGAAAAATGGCTTTGTTCTTTCAAAGAATACGTTGGACACAACATCTATAATGTTTGCAATACGTCTTTTATTGACCCCCTTTTTTGCTTCCTTGTGAAAAAAATTTATTGCATCTTTTGTAATGTCACTTATGATTGATGTCATTTCTTCTTACTTTTATAATTTAAAATATTTTATAAAAATAAACTGATTTAAAACTAAACATTCTAATGTGTTAGTACAGAAACACATGACTACTATTACTTTAGATGAATCAAATTCCATTCCTATTCTAGCACAATACATCGAGCTTGCTCAACAAAAAGGCGCTTACCTTCTCTCAGAAGCCGAACTGTTGAAGCGCGCAAAGGATGTTTTACTAGATAAGGCACAAGATGTTGATGTAAACCCTGAAAATGCAAAGCAAGTTTTAATACAAGGAATTCACAAGGGTCAGAGACATGGTGCTTATACTCTAAATGACGCAGCTCTTTTACATAAAGTTGTGTTATTTGTTACCAAACAAGTTGCTGAAAACGAAACACAAGTGGCAACAAACGAAACACAAGTGGCA